TAAGCCAGCGGTGCATTCGTTTTTACGATTGCCGATTGTACTGAGGTCATCAAGCAGGGACACAATAGACCACCTTTCAATAGGTTCAGTCTAGGTTATACACAACCTGTGTCAATTTTGTGTTTTTTTAACGCGTGTTGGTTTCGTGACTAATTCCTCTATGGCATTTAAGCGATGATCTATGTCACCAATGCGGGATTCAATGCGATTTACTGTCTGCGCTACATCGGGCAATGATTTCCCACCGTTAGCGTGTGGCTGGATAGCGTATGTCATTTGATCGATGTAAGCCTTGATGGGTTTTACTATTCCCCATTTGATTGCCATACCTGTTAGCAGTGCGATCGCCGAAATTGCTGCTGCGTATTGTCCCGCCGTTAAAATCCACATTACGGTTGCCACCACTTAAATTGTCGCTGATCTGAATAACACTTACCACCTACAACTTTATACTGTGCCACGATCGGGTACTTGGTTTTTGATTCCCACCACATCGATCCTTGCCAGTCTTTCGTTGTGTCTTTTGTAAATGACCAAGTTGTCGTGCCAGTTGTATCTTTAGTGCCGTCTGGTTTTAATCGAGCAATACGCAACTTTACATACTTAGGTCGCTTAGTACAGTTAATGTGTAACTGCGCAAAGAATAGGGAACGGTCACCACCTAAAACAAATGGCTCACAATCCTTAAATGTTTGCCACCTACCTGTTACAGATTGATCTGATTCAACTTTGCACAGCCCAGACTTTTTAGCAGTCGCAACAATGTACGGTTCGACATCATTTGCTTGTGCGGGTGCAGCCGTCAGCAAAGATAAAGTTAGTGCGCAGGTTGTAACAAACCTCAAAACTACTTAGCAAGAATTGCTGCGGGGTCGATGTCTTTGCCTGCTGACCAACGAATGTTGTCACGCATTTCAAAATGTAAATGTGGACCAGAACTGTTGCCTGTATTACCAGACTCACCGATGTGCTGTCCCTTTGTTACCTTGTCGCCAGCCTTAACAAGTGCCTTTGATAAATGCGCGTAGATTACCCAACCGCCATCAACTTTTTGTACTAGTTGTGTGCCGTAACTTTTACCCCAAGATGCGTTCTCGATCTTGCCATCTGCGACTGCAACAATATCTGTTCCAACTTTGCAAGCAAAATCAACGCCTGTGTGATATCCCTTGCTCCACATCTTGCCTTTTTTGCCGTATGCAGTTGTGATTTTTCCGCCGTTAATTGGTAAGCCCATTGTTAATCCTCATCATCTTGTCGTAATGGCAATGTTACCAGCCACACTAAAGCACCGATCACGATAATCAATCCTGTAATTTTTTTTGCTGATCCGTCTAAAGTGAAGTAAGCAATTAACAAACCCACAAATGTATACGTTTCACCGGTAATCTCACGCAGGTATGTTTTTAACCATTTCATTTTATTTTCCTTATTGCTAATTGACCAACTAAAACTGCCGCTACTACAACTGATTGTGATTCCTCACGTTGTTCGTCTGTCATATCGCTGCCGATGTTCATAAACGCTTCTGCTGCCGCAAAGATTTCAGCGATTCCGACAATGTTTTCTAACGCACTTGGAACTTCCAAAGCCACAACTTGTACAGATTCTTGTACAGGTTCTGGTAGCACTAAATTTGATGCGATCGGTGATGGTTCTATGACAGGCTCAGGGGCAATCTCAGACACCATCGGTTCAGGTGTAGGCGCAGGTTCAGGTTCGGGTGTAACTATCGGCATAGGACTTACAGTTGCTTCTGGTGTAGGCTCTGGTGTTTGTGTGGCTACGGGTATGGGTTCTGGTGTTGGCGTTGCTGTTTCTGACGGCGTTGGCTCAGGTGTTGGCTCTTGCGTAGGCTCAACTATTGGCGTTGGCTCTGGGTTCAAAGTTGGCTCAATGCTTGGGACTGGTTCAGGTTGCAAACTTTCGACAGGTTCAGGTAACAACGCAACGCCATTAAACCAACGGCGCGGATCATCTAGCGGTAGTGCGTCAGAAACATAGATCGTGTAAATGCCCGCATAACCACCCTCACAATACAGGCGCGGTATCTCGCCACGACCATTAAAGAATTCGTTGGAATTATCCCAACCCACTCCGAACTCTTGCTGTTGTCCGTCAGGGGTCGCACAAGTAATCGTGGTCATAACTGATTCTGCAAATGCAGAACTAGGACTGAGCAACATAAATGCTCCGACAAGTAGCGCAGTTAGGGCAACCCTGATGCGCTTCATTTATTTTTTGCCGTTAGCCTTACCGAAAGCATCATTGATTTCTGTTTCATCAAGTTTGCCATCTGCAATGTAACCACGAGCCAAACCCTCAAGCACAATAGCCACACCAAGAATTGCAGCCATGCTTGCTGACTTCCATAACTCAACGCCGATAATAGAACCAGCACCGATTGTTCCCATAACGGATGCAACAACTACTGCAACCATTCGAGTGATTATGTCTTTGACTTGCTTGCGCTTCAATGTAACTCCAAAAAATTTAGGCGCAGGTTGTTACAACAAGTTTACTCTGGTATTGCAGGTATAAAAAATTCAGGCGGGATTACAAATACATCGTTGGTTTCATCGTAAATAAATCCAATTCCAGCATAGATACCGCGTATGTTTCCATTGTAGGAAGTACGAACACAGCGTTGTCCACGAAAATTTCCATACCATTCTTCTGGACTTAATCCTTCAATTAGTTCAGTTTCATCAATGCCGACAATGACTTCAGTGACAATGTTATTCTCATTTAAAAATGCGTAGTGTGCCATTTACAACCAACTTACCGTTCCTGTGCCACTTGTGAATGTAACCACTGTGTCAGTACCAACTGTTGCACTAGTGCTAGTTAATCCTGCACCTACTGTAATTGTAAAAAGGCTTGGAAAACGCACAACAACAATACCTGAACCACCACTGCCACCAGTTACTTGACCGCCGCCCTGTACTTTTCCACCACCGCCGCCACCGCCTGTATTTGCTCCTGCACTTGCACCGTTACCATCACCAGCGTTATTTGCTCCACCAAGTCCACCAGCCGCATATGTTATTGAAGTTCCTGAAATTGCTGATGCTAACCCAATGCCAGCCGCACCACCTGCTCCGCTTCCAACGCCGTTGCCACCTGCGCCACCTGCGCCACCACCGCCACCGCCAGAGCCTGTATTATTGCTTCCAACTGGTCCACTCTGACCACCAGCATTACCTTGTATTGGATTTTGTACTGGCTGAACATTTGTTTGTACTGTGTTAAATGAGCCACCAGCAGAGCCACCAACTGCTCCCAGTCCAAAACTTACTCCATTAGTTCCACCACCGCCAGTTGAAGTTATTGAGCCTAAAACTGAATCTGAACCTGATGGACCTACTACGCCAGTAGTACCAGCAGCAGCGCCAGCACCGACTGTAACTGTGTAACTTACTCCACGCAAAAAACCAAATTTGTCAGCAGCAGGTTGTCCACCGCCTTGCGTACTAAATGATGTGCGGAATCCACCAGCACCGCCAGCACCACCGCCACCGCTAAAAACAGCATTGGTATTGTTATATCCATACCCTGCACCACCGCCAGCAATAACTAAATAATCAAGATAAAAGACACTGATACCATCATAAAAATTACCGTAACGTGGCAAGTCTTGCGTGATGCTAGATGATTTAAAAAATCTAACGGCCATTAGGAAATCTCTGAACCATAAATATTAAATGTTAAATCAGCAGTGGACGCATAAACAGTTATTACATCAGTTGCGTCTAACGTAACACCTAAAGTTAATGCTGTTGTATCATTTGCGCCAATAACAACATCATAAGCAATGTAATGTTGGTTTGCTAAAGTTGCACCATCAGGTCGTATTGAAATGCGGTATGTCCTTGATGATGTTGAACGATTAGCAACTGTTATGGTAGAAATAATTGCTTGTGTACTTGCAGGCACAGTATAAATATTTGTATCTGTTGTTGCTGAAGGTGCAGATTGCCCAAGTACTTTGTATGTTGTTGCCATTTGATTATGCTCCCATTAGTAGAAATTCAGACAGGCCACCAGAGCCACCAACTTCTGCGTATGCTGTTCCATTGTACGCTTGCATTACATTTGTGTCTGTTAAATAGGTAACCATTCCTGCTGATGGTGATGGAATGGCTGACGAACGTGCTGCGGCACTAGCAAACACCATAACGGATTGCTCCATCAAATAACCGTTTACATCTGACGCAGTTAAGACAGCACCTGCGGTAAATGTCTTTTTGCCTAGTCCAGCCATTGTTCCCCTAAAGCCCTAATTGATTTACATCTAGGATACCAAACTCAAGGTCATCCAGTACAAAACTAGCATAGTCCAGAGTTTCAAAGCCAAATACAACACGGTGCTGTAAAGGTTGGATGTCGTGTTCGATCTTGATGATCATTGCATATTTATTGATTTGCGTGCCAATTCCGTTAGGCGTAAATTTAATCGTGCAAACATCGTTAATCTCTAAACCTAAAACATCAATTTGTTCTGCTGATGTTAAGGCTTCCAACTGCACCGCTAAAGTTTCAAAACGATACTCAGGTTCAGAATAAATGCCAACTAAATAATCCGCTAACGCTTCCGCATCTTCATTCGTTTTTAATAAAAGCCCAGATTGAATTAATGCCTGCTGTCCATAAGTGCTAATCGAATCTGCATCTTGCGCAATAGCAGTTCCACCGTTTAGGCGTTCAATCTGCACGTAGTTATAAAGCAACTCGGTGCCATAAACAACATTTACGCCACTAAATTTAATGCCAGAACCATCGTCAGCAAATACAACTTGTCCAGTTGTTATAGGCGCAACAGTTCGATCCTTAAAAACAAATGCGCCATCTTTGCCAATAAAGATAGAACCTGGCTCAGAACTATTTACCAATTGCAAATACTCCAGCGCATTAGTTCCGTCAGCAACTACATCTGCTTGCAGTATTTCCGAACCTGCATCAATGTCTCTAAACGTGGCAGGCCAAGCAACTTCTGCCCGATCCAGTACAGCATTAATTCTCGTACCACTTAATTCAGACACAGCAGTATGCGCGGACAAAGCACCTTGTGCTAATTGTGTAAAGCCATCAATGCAATCTGCGGCAGCCGTAGATAAACCTGACAAGTCATAATTCAAATTCCAGTCATCCACTACGCCATAGAAAACCGCAGAGCCACCTGTGGAAACTTTGATTGTGCGTTTAGGAATGATTTGCCCATAGTAAGGACTGGACGCATTTTCTGGATCGAAAACTCTTGTGTTGTTGTTAAATTCAATCGTGGCAATACCAGCCGTGAATTTATCTAATTGTCTTGACTTTCCGCGCCTAACTGATACTGCACGGACAAATTGTGTAACGTCATAAAATAATTCGCCACCAAGTAAATACTCTGTGTTGTCTAATACGCCTGCAACTGGATCATCTAATAAAAAGAATGGCCCACCTAAGCCCGAAACATCAAAACCAATTTCTACTACGGTTGCTGGAACTGACATTTACGCACTCGCAAATACTGGTCCAGAGGATTTTTCAAATCGTTTAATTGCATCAACAATTTCTTTACCAACCTGTGCGCCATTTGTTCCCATACCTGCATTTACATTTATGTTGTAAACAGTAGTTGCAGATGTTGTTGTAGATGCAGAAGCAGATGGAACAGAGCCATCTAGTGCAACTGTGGAACTCATAGCCATATCGCCGACTGTGTTTTGTAATTGCGCAGTCATACTATTAATGCCCTGTATGTAACCAGCAACTACATTTTCACCAATCTCGGCAAAGGCTTTAGATGGTGATGCTATTCCTAATGCTTTTTTTGCCCACTTAATTGGATCGCCAAGTTTGTCAGTGAGCCAATTTTTAAAGTATCCCCAACTCTGGTTAATGCCTTGTATGATTCCATCGACTAAATCAGATCCAATAGTTTTAAATTTTTCGATTAGCGTTGGTGCGTAATCCCTAATTGCCCGATACAGTTTTGCAAGCGGATGATGCTCTGCGATAAATGCACCGACTGTATTAAACACATCTACGATAAAATCTTTTGCCTTAACAACAATGTCTTTTATGTTCGACATAGCATTGCTTGCGGATTCTTTTAACAAGTCCCAATGATCGATTACATACTTAATACCTAAGACCAACAAACCGATCGCGACAATTACCATACCGATTGGATTCATAGCCAAGAACTGCATTACAATTCCAACGGTTTTAAAAATCACAACAAGATTGCCAAGTGCGCCGATTGCCATACCGATAACTACTAACAGTGGACCTACGGCTGCAACAATTCCTAAAACGGTCACGATCATATTCTGAGTTTCCGGTGATAACTTACTGAACTTGTCCACTAAACCTTGTAGGAATTTTGCCATTTTTTCAACTGTCGGTGCTAATGCTTGTCCGATTGCAATAGCGGCAGTATCAACAGAACCCTTTAGTTGTTCTAGCGCACCCTTAGTTCCAGACATTCTTGCGTTCGCTAAGTCTTGCGCAATGGCTTCCTTATTTACCGCATCTGATAATTCTGAATAACCCTGTACACCAAGATTGATCAAGGTATTTGCAGCACGCATACCCTCAACACCAAATACCATTTTTAGTGATGCAACTTTAGCAGCATCGCCCATTCCACTATATGTGTCTGTTAATTCTTTAACGATTTCATTCATCGGTAGTAACGAACCGTTTTGATCTAAGAATTCCAAACCAAGTGCTTCTGCTTCCTTAGCAGCCTTACGGGTTGTAGGAATTAAACCAAGCAACATTCTGTTTAAAGATGTACCAGCAGTTGTGGAATCGATACCCGCATTGTTCATTGCGGCAAGTGCGGTAATTGTGTCACCCATACCGACACCTAGAGTTGATGCTGTCGATCCAACATATTTCATACCATCGGCTAAATCTTGCACGCCAGCCGTAGATGCAACTGCACCAGCAGCAAGGAAATCAACAGCCTTAGTCGTATCCTTTGCGCTGAGTTTGAACGTGTTCATTGTTTGGGAAATAATTACAGCAGCATCAGCAAGTCCCATACCCTCAGTTGCAGCCAAGTTCATCGTGGCTTCCAAAGCACCTGCCTGAATTTCTGCTGGTGCCAAACCACCCTTAGACAATTCAAGAATTGCGTTTGCTGCTTCGCCCGCACTAAACACGGTGTCTTGTCCCATTTTCAATGCAAGATCACTTAACTGTTTCATTTGATCACCAGTTGCTTCTGCATTTACTTGCACAGATGCCATAGACACTTCAAACTCAGCAGCAGTTGTAACTGCGTAGCCACCCATTAACGCTAAAGGTGCAGTGACATTCATCGTTAATGACTTGCCCGCTTTTTTAAATCCCTCACCGATTACATCTGCACCGACAGCAAACTGTTGAAATGCACCCTCAGCCTTTTTGATGTCGGCGATTGCGCGGTTCAGATCCTTGTTATCCCACGCAGCAACAATCGGCAGAATAATTGCCATTACTTAATCACCAACTTTGCATTTAATTCAGCAGACACTTTCTCTAAGATTACAAGAACATCTGACCTGATCTTTGGTAACTGCGACATTGCACCGCGCCAAACAAATCGAGATGGTGATGCGTATCTTGAACCCAAGTTATCTATTAATGCCCGACCTTGCCCATTTATTGCGTGCGTCTGTGGTCTACCACGCCGTTGATATTCTCTAGTCTGTCCGCGTGAAGTTTGATTACGCTTGCCAGCCATATCAGCAATCTGTAAACCTGCCGCACCTTTAGTACCCTTTTTGCCACCAACCCAGATAGAAACAATTGAATATTCATTCCGCGCTGCGCGCTTACTAAAGTTTGTACGCACAGTTGCTTTGATGTTCGATCTATCCCAAGATGTACGCCCAGTATGCCGCATACCACTTAACGGTGGTGAATCAGGAATCCAACTCATAATGTTTGTTGCAACTGGTTCTGCCGCGTTTTTTAAATCTCTGCGTGCAGCAGTGACGATCGTACCCTCAACAAGTCGCAGCGTGGCAATAGTTTGATCTACGCCATACACTCTCGGTGTTGCCATTCGTCACCTTCTCATTGTTTGCTGTTTCGGTGACGCAGATACATTCCCATCGTAAATAACATACGATCAGATTCATCTAGCAAAACTGACGGAGCAATGCCAGTTTCACACGCTAAATACGCTATGTACCAGTGTTGGCTGCTGTCTCCAAGACCTGTGATTTTGGGTCAGCATCACTTGGGGCAATGCTTTCCACATCATCTAGCCACGAATCAAAATCTTTGTCAGTTACCTTTTGACGATTTAACGAATGCCACGCCAACCACAGTAGGTCAGTTAGTCGCATCTCAGTATCAAGTCTTGCAACACTTCGTTGGTATTTATCCTCAAAGGCAACCAGATCTTTAGCAGAACACACTACGTCACTTGTTTTGTTGTTAGTGAATTCCACGCGCAGGGTGATTCTCATTAGGCAGTAGCCCTACTGACGGTGCCAGATGTAGGCCACGTCACGCTGAATGTTGCAATGTCGCCGACAGAACTAGCGTGTGGTGTATATGAATTCACCAAGCAAGTTGCGGTGTATGACGGATTAGTTGCAGAAACAGTTGAAGATGTCGGAACAATTACAACAGTTGCGATGGTGTTGTAAAGCGGAAACAAAGTTGCGTCTACTGATGCTGCTGCAAAATCTTGCATAAATTGCAATGTCAATGAACCTGTTTTAAGTCCACCAATGCGCTCACGGAAAGTTCCACCAAATGCGGTTGTTTCCAAGTCATCGGATTCTAGTGCAAGTTCAACACTATTTAAGTTTGTGGAAAAGTTAGTGCCATTGATGGTCACCTTGTAATCCGTGGCTGCGAATTTTGCCATTCTTTTTTGCTCCCTTAGTCTGCGTAGCAAAGTATGATGAACTCTGCTGAGAAATAGTTTACATCAC